CACTATTTAAACCACTTAAAAGGTAAAAACAATAACGCATGTAAATACCATTTACAAGACCATTAATAATAACAGTTAGAGGATGACCAGATGGGTTACTACCAAATAATCCATACATATCACCTCGAACTTTAGCTAAGGGAAAACAAGTATCATATGCAATACCCCATAGGATATTAATATCATCTTGTTCCCAACCTGCAGCTTTGGCTATACTAATTAAAATTCGAAAAGCCTGTAAAGTCACACAAGGTGGCATACGTTTATCAAATTTAGCGTAATCACCAGCCACTATTCGTTCACAACCATGAGCAACTAAATACTCATAGATTTGTTCCCATTCTAAAGATTGGGCAATAGTTCCTGGTGCAGATTCAAACAAAAATCTATTATTTTGGATTAAGCGAGTAAAAGCAAGTGTATACTTGCGTACTACTATAGTCCAACACATGGGAGCACCCATAAAAAGGCGTGTTTGCTGAGCTTTTATTTTCTTAAACGCTTTAGCTTCATCCTTCAAATGACCAGTAAATACTGGCATATATCTAAGGCACTCCTTATATTTTTGTTCACAAATGTAAACACGAGACATTATCTCCTCATCAACTATAACAGGCAATAAACCTTGTCCATAATTCATATCTATACTCATAAAGTATTTCTTCGACTTATTCCAAGGAAAACCAGCACTAGTATTACGATTCATCTTATCCACATAAGATACACCAGGTGCACCATTTATAGCAGTAAAATCATCATAAGGATGAATATCGGATAATTGTTGTGAAGTTAATTGAGGTATGATATCATCAATAAAACTATTGGTTACACTTGCAAGAATATCAGTTCGTAAACCATCAACTGGTTGAAAAATATCTTGCATAGCATTATACCAAGGGGCCCACCCCTTCATAGCAGGTGGACCAGTTTTAACAACATATCCTCTTTTCTGAATTGCTTCAGAAATAAATGTAGGTTGTACATGAGACTTTGGATCTATAGTAGAGCCTGTACATGAACCATATACTTCAGCTACACCTTGAGGAGAATATCTAACTATACTCTTTGGGTGTAGTGGAGTGAGGGCACATTGCGCACTACTAGCTTCAAGTAATGGTTCACTAGGAGCGAACATAGGTTCATCAAAATGTGAAATAGCAACTTGAACCATTTCTTTAGTTACTCTAATACAACCAATACTCGTATCTTTACCTAAGTAATGGATACCAAATATCATTGCACCAAAATGAGAATTCACAACTAAAGCTGATCCACAATCACCATCTTGGGTGGGAGTTTTTACCCTCCCAAACCAAGAAGTCATGTGTGTATTCAACGGTTCACTATCTAAATGCGTCAATTTAATATTTTCAACATTCAATTCAGAAATTGATCCATCTCTTTCACGTGAAATATACTTCCCAGAGAAAATACCATCCACACTATTAGAACAGAAGAATTTATATATACATGGTTTAACAGGCATATTTGGAATTTTAAGGAACACTAAATCAGTATTGGGTTGTCTAAGTAAATCTTTATTAGTAAGATAAACTTTTAAATTAGTTGTAACACCATCCTTGCTAGGGGAGTATATGATTTGAATTTCATATAATTCTCTCATAGGGATACTATGATTATTACAAATATATAATTGACCTCCAACACATAACATTTTAGAGATTTTAGCAACACCATCACCAGTGACGCGAATATATGCACAATTGTTTTTAACTTTATTCAATAAAGCCTGTTCAGTCATACATGGTGTAGGTACATCAAATACACTTAATTGCATATCATTTTTATACCAAACATTTTCACGTTCTTCATCCATAGCTTTTGGAGCCTTACCTGTAAGTACACGTGGTGGTGTAGTATCAACTTGAGCCTTCAAAGGTTCAGGTTTATTAATACACGCACTATGTGCTATTGAACTTAATTTATATAAGCCAATAAGAGTAAGAGCAAGAATAGGTATAGCTAAGATTAAAGGACAAATACCAATTGTATTTTGCACTCTATTTCCAGCTAAACCTAAGACACGTCGTGTGAAATAAGACTTGTTAACTGGTTTCAATAACCAGTTACTTCCATAACGTCTTAAAATTGGAAATGTATATAACCAATTAAAAGTGCAACGAAATACCTTATATTCACAATATAAATGAACTCCAAAATGTAAAGCATACATTTTGCATCTCTTCCAATTTGCTAATGATAACCAAGGAACCTTGACTTCACTTGAAAAATCATCAAAATACTCTTGTACAGTATCACTATGATCCAGAAAAGACATAGTTCTTTGAAGTTCCAAATTATGATCAGCATGAGCTAACATAAATTTGGCACTTAAGTCACTAATCTCTTGAGGTAAACCAACACTATTCTGTGCAATTTGTTGTCTCAATTCGGCAATTTCAGAAGCCATTACCATAGAAGCATGTTCATATATAGTATCATCTTCAGCGTTAGCTAAATATTGGAATTGATTATCGTTACGCATCATTTGCACGCGTTCCCAAACTTCATCTTCCACACCATTCTGAGCCTCAAGAGGCTTAGGAGGGCATGTACAATGATTAGAAGGAATACGACAAAGAGGACACATATCAATATTAGTCATTTTGGTACCACAAGCTAACACTTTCTTTTGTGCTTCATCATGATTATCACTAACCATATTAAACCAACATAAGAAACTGTAGATATTATTAAATTTCTCTACATCTTCTGTTTTAGCTTTATTTGGGTCAGCTCCATCAGGTACAATACGTTTTACATTAAAATGCCAGTAATCAGGATAAGATCCTTCCTCTAAAGGAGGAACTTTAGTATGATCTAACATAATACCATCTTTAGCATATTCAGCTTTAACTGAAACGTCTACAATATAGGGTAAACTGCCTAGTACAGCTAAAGGACATGAAAAATAAGCATAACCCTTTAAATGTTCAGTATTTGTTGTAGCAATGACAAATTTTGCTAACATAGGTGTTCTCCCCTTATCAGCTAACTCAGCTTGATTAGGAATAAATGGAACATTATTCACAACTTGAATTATCTCCATTAATGAAGGATCACCAGCAGCAGCAATATTGGGATGCATAAAAGCAACATCATCCATCACTACACACCATTGTGAAGAATTAAAGCCTGACCAAAAAGGGTCGGCAAAATTCCTCGAATACTTAAATTCTGAACCAGTTGGTAAATTCTTAATTCGACCATAATGATTAAACATTATATCAGTTAAAGTAGATTTCCCCATACTTGAAGGTCCAGAAAATAATAGAGCAAATGGTGCTACACGGGTTTTCTGAGCTGCTCTCTTAGTTGTTTCACAACTCTTTAGAAAAACTAACTCAGCAAGGACTCCTGCTATCATTCTACGCTCAACATCACCTAAGCGAGTAGCATGTTTGTGCATAGCAGTACCCTGATCTATTAGGTCTGTAATAGATGCAATAAAAGAATGGCGATCAATCCCATGAGGTTCTGGGTTATTCAAGAAAACAGCTTGTTGTTTACAAGTGTTAGCTTTTCCTAACCATTCCTCATATCTACCACCAGAATGGTAGATAGGATCCATTGATCCGGTTTTCATACATTGAAAACCACGTTCACATAAGAAAAC